AATAACATGGATAAAAAATGGTTAGACAGAGGTGCTTGTCCTAAGTGTGGCTCTAGTGATGGTAATGTAAACCATTCAGAGGGATATAGCTTTTGCTTTGTCTGTGAAACTAGATTTGGAGAGAGTATGCAAACAGAAACAATAATACCTATGAAGAGAGAAAGTAATATAAAAACTGTAGGTACTTTAGGTGCATTAACTGAACGTAGTATATCTAAAGAAACTGCACAAAAATATAATACAGATGTGAAGGTAAATGGAAATATGAATACCCATCACATCTATAAATACTTTGATGAGAGTGGAAATAATATAGGAAATAAAGTACGTAATGTTTCTACCAAAGATATGTGGGTTGAAGGTAATATGACTGAAGCATTATTGTTTGGTCAGAATATCTTTGCTCCTAATGGTAAATATATAACTATAACTGAGGGTGAAGTAGATGCCATGTCTGCTTACGAATTACTAGGTAGCAAGTGGGCATGTGTTTCTATTAAGACAGGAGCAGGGTCAGCATTACGTGATTGTAAAAAAGCATTTGAATATCTTGATAGCTTTGACCAGATAGTTATATCATTTGATATGGACAAGCAAGGTAGAGAAGCAAGTGAAAAGGTTGCACAATTATTTTCACCTAACAAGTGTAAGATTATGCATATGGAACACAAAGATGCGAATGAATATTTACAAGTAAATAAACGTGAAGAATTTACTAGAGCATGGTGGAATGCACAACCATTTACACCTGCAGGAATAGTTAATCTAAAAGATTTAAAGAGTACATTATTTGAAGAAGAGTATTGTGAGACATGTCTTTATCCTTGGACTAAATTAAATGATAAGACTTATGGTATGCGTACAGGTGAGTTAATTACCTTTACAAGTGGTGCAGGTATGGGTAAGTCTTCTATTATGAGAGAGTTGATGTATCATATGTTAAAGAATACAAATGATAATGTAGGTATACTTGCATTGGAAGAAGGTATAAAAAATACTACCTTTAATATCATGTCAGTAGATGCTAATGCTAGATTATATATTAATGAAGTACGTAAGAAATATAGTCAAGAAGAATTAGATACATGGTTTGATAATACTGTAGGTACAGGAAGGTTCTTTGCTTTTGACCACTTTGGTTCTATTAATAATGATGAAATACTTTCAAGAGTTAGGTTCATGGCACAGGCATTGGATTGTAAATGGATATTCCTTGACCATCTATCTATCCTTGTATCAGGTCAGGAAGATAATGATGAAAGAAAATCTATTGATATTCTTATGACTAAGTTACGTTCATTAGTAGAACAAACAGGTATAGGATTACTATTAGTGTCACACTTACGTAGACCTACAGGAGATAGAGGACATGAGGATGGGAAGGAAGTCTCTCTATCACATCTTCGTGGTTCTGCTTCTATTGCTCACCTATCTGATAGTGTTGTAGCATTAGAGAGAGACCAACAAGCTGAAGATGAAGTGTTAGCCAATACAACTACCATACGCATATTAAAGAATAGATATACAGGAGATACAGGTATAGCTACACACTTATTTTATGATAGAGAGACAGGTCGTATGAAAGAAATTTCTAATCCTTATGAAGTAGATGATAATAATTCTGGTGATGAGGAGATACCATTTTAATGAAATGTTGGTATTGTAATACAGAATTAATATGGGGTGGAGACCATGACATTGAAGAAGAAGATTCTGAGTACTGTATAGAAACAAATTTACATTGTCCTCAATGTGATTCTTTTGTAATGGTTTACCTACCTAAAGATAAAATGTGGGATCACTATTGTCCTGTGGAAGAAACAGAAATGTCTATTGGTAAAGATGAAGAATGTAATTGGTGTGGTGCAACAGAAGATTGTGAGTGGAAGGAAAATGAGAGCAGTAGTTGATATAGAAACAGACAGTTTAAATCCTACAGTAGTTCATTGTGTAGTGGCTAAAGATATAGATACAGGTAAGGTCTATCCTTTTCCACCTGACCTGTTGCATGGATTTAGAGATTGGTCACATGGAGTAGACCAATTTATTATGCATAATGGTTTATCTTTTGATGCACCTATTCTTAATAAGTTATTGAATACAAATATAAAACCTAGTCAGATTGTAGATACGTTAATACTATCACAACTATTTAATCCTATTCGAGATGATGGTCATAGCTTGGAAGCATGGGGTAAGAAATTACAAATGCCTAAAGGAGAAGTAGAAACTTTTGATATATATACAGATGATATGTTAGAGTATTGTAAACAGGATGTGAATATAACTCATAAACTTTATGATATTTTAAAACAGGAAGGTAAAGGATTTTCTAAATCTTCTATCAATCTTGAGCATAGAGTAAGATTAATTGTTAATCAACAAGAATCAAATGGGTTTGCTTTAGATTTACAGAAGACTATGTGTTTATTTAATCAATTAAAAGATGAAGCATATGAGTTAGAGAAGTGGGGAAGAACACATTTTGATCCAACAGTTATAGAATTAAAAACAAAAACAAAATATATACCATTTAATATAGGTTCAAGACAACAGATTGCAGAACAATTAGTAAATCTAGGTTGGAAACCAACACATCATACAGATAAAGGTAACATAATAGTAAGTGAAGAAGTATTAGATAGTTTAGATATACCTGAAGCTAAAAAGTTTTCAAGATTTTTATTATTACAAAAACGTATAGCACAAATTAAGTCATGGATAGAAGCATGTAGTGATACAGATGGTAGAGTACATGGGAGAGTACATACATTAAAAACTATTACAGGTCGTATGGCACATCATTCACCTAACATGGCTCAAGTTCCTGCAGTTCGTTCTCCCTATGGAAAAGAGTGTAGGGATTGTTGGACTATTGATAATCCTTATACTCATTCTATAGTAGGTACTGATGCAAGTGGATTAGAATTAAGATGTCTTGCTCATTTAATGAATGATAAAAAGTTTACAGATATATTATTAACAGGAGATGTCCATACAGCTAATATGAAAATGGCAGGATTAACTAATCGAGATCAGGCAAAGACATTTATCTATGCATTTATGTATGGTGCAGGTGCATCTAAGATAGGTAAGATTGTTGGAGCAGGTGCAAAGGAAGGACAGATATTAATTAATAAATTCCTTTCTAATATGCCAGCATTAAAAAGAGTACGTGATTCTGTTACGAAAGCATCAAGGAAAGGTGTTATTAAGGGTATAGATGGTAGGTTATTACGTATAAGAAGCCCACATAGTGCTTTAAACACCCTTATACAGGGTGCTGGAGCAGTAGTATGTAAGCTATGGTTAATCAATATGATTAAACGTATTAAACAAACAGGTGTGGATGCTAAACTTATTGCATCTATACATGATGAATACCAATTTGAAGTAGCTAACAAAGACATTAATAAATTTGGAAGAGTAACAAAGGATGCTATGAAAGATACTGAGATACAATTACAAATGAAATGTCCTCTAGATAATGAATGGAAGGTAGGAAAGACATGGGCACAGACACATTAGAACAATTTACTTTGTTTGATATGAATGAAGAAGATTATATATCTGATGATATATCTACACATAAATGTAGAGAGTGTGAAAAAGTTAAACCTGTTCATTCTTTTAATACTAAAAATATAATACCTCCTCAAAAAAAAGAAGGAAGTTTTTTTCCTGTTCGTAGACAAACACATAAAGGAGATGTTCAGCTATTTGTTTTATTTAATACTTGTAAAGAGTGTGATGCTAAAGGAAGAGCAGGAAGACATGCTAGATTACGTATGTATCCTAACCCTCCTGAAGGTTATCATTGTCCTATATGTAAAAAAAATGAAGAAGAAATTTTTAGTAATCAAATAATTGTAGATAAAGACTATAATATTTATAAAAGAAAATATGATTTAAAGAGTGCTTGGCATCTTGACCATGACCATAAAACAGGAGAGTTTAGAGGTTGGTTATGTAGAACTTGTAATACAGGATTAGGAGCAATGGGAGATACTATAGAAGGTCTTGAGAGAGCTATTAAATATTTGAAAGGAGACTTTGATGGAAGTACAGGAATTTAAAGGTAGAAAAGATCATGCTGATTATATCAAACGTGGTATAGCAGTAGAAAACTATTTTGTTAAGGAAGCAAAGAAGAGAGATTATAATATATGGATTGCTTCTGAAGAACAAAATATAAAACAGCATATAGATTTAGTGCTACAAAAAGATGGAAAGGAGTTTAGTGTAGATGTAAAAGCTATAAGGACAGGGAATAAAAGTAGAGTACCTGATGATACTTGGATTGTTGTAGAATTTTTAAATACTATGGGTGATAAAGGTTGGCTCTATGGTAGTGCTGACTACATAGTGTTTGAAAGAATAAAAGATTTTGTATTTTGTAGTACAAAAGAATTAGTAGTTCTGGCACATAAACTTGTGAATAGAAATGACAGAGTTTCTAGTTATAAGGATGCTGAATACAAAGTTTGGGGTAGATTATATCAGGGTAAAAAAGATTTAATATCTAGGATGGAGATGTCCAAGATATTAGAATTAAAAAATACTTTTATATGGAAAAAAACTGTTGACATTTCTAATTAGATGTGTCATAATTACTTTATTAATAACT